AAGATTTCGATCTTTGGAAATGTCCCACTGGCAAGATATGGAATTTGCAAGCAATCATGGACAGGGTGGAAGGAGAAACATTATGAGCAAACAAGACAACAACTCACTACTCCCAAAGCTTGCCTTGGGCATGGCGCTCTTCATAGCGCTCAAGTTTGGCACGAAAGTGCTTGCATGGTGGGCTAAGAGAAACAAGAAACAAGGAGAAATATTATGAGTGCAATAGAAGAGAAACTAAAAGCTCTCGACAACGAGAAAGAACTTAGTGAAGAAGAGGTAGAGGAAAAGATTAAAGACCTTGAAGCGGATCTTTATGAAACTATACCTTTTAAACGCAGCCAAGCACATGTACATGGTGATGACCAGGCATGGATTGACAAATGGGAGAAAGAGGTTGAGGCAGAACTAGGATACCGCAAAGGATATCTTGCCAGCATCATGTCAACAAAAAGAGAAATACAAACTTTGACAAAAACTTCGGAGGGTGCATGAACAGTACAAACTTGGACAAAATTAAAGAATTAACAGAAGCACTGAAAGAATCCATCAAATGGCTGGAATGTACAGAAGATGGTACAGATGAACAGATTAGGAGAATCTTTGGTGAGGAAACTGCAGACATGTTAAATCGCCATAGAAATATCGTGAAAAAAACTTCGGAGGCTAGTGTTTTCCCGTGGGAAGAGAAACAAGAGATGCAGCGTGAGGTAATCTATGAAACAGATCCAAGGTTAGATCCAAACTTTGAGTCTAGTGAAGGAGAAACAGCATGAGTGAAGAGAAAGAAGATACTTTAGAAACCTTTTGTCTTGTGGCTAAATATGGAGACATGTCAGCACATGGCATGGGAGATACTGCGCATGTCATTATTTTCAATAGAGAATATTCTAATGTGGTTACTAACTTTTTGATTGCACAGGTAAAAAGAGAAACAGACCAATCCTTTAGACTAAATTCTCTTATAATGAAAACTTCCAAGGAAGATGAATGGCAGAAATCTAATAAACTAGATGATGAATACTATGATTCCTTCAACAAACTTAGAAGTATTGGATTCTTTACCAGCAAGTATGATGCAAGAACATCCTGGGACTTATGTTACCATGAACCCGAGTTTATTGAGCAAACCTATGGAAAGTTTGAAATTGTTAGGGATCTGCGAGTAAAAGATGCAGATACTGACTTTAGGATGACATGCTTAAAGTATGAAATGTGATTATACGAATCTGACTATCATATTATCAGATAAAAGACATCTTTAGGTCATATAGCCTCTTAAAGGCGTTTTAACACCCACATGGGTATATTGACCTTCTTTTCATCCAAAAGCGTTTTCTAGACCCCATGCTCGTAACGCAATGGCATCATATGTAACCTCATGTAGTCTGTATTTACCTCAGAATGGTTTCTTATCATTCAATCTTGCATCAACACGGGTTGAGAAACGCCCGGTTGGCTTGGTAAAGGTAAGCTTGGTAGCACGCACCTCTCCATTCCTATTCTTGGCAACATTGCAAATGATATCATCATTCGTGGGATCTACTTCTTTTTCTCGATGCATGAGTAACACACAATCTGCATCTTGTTCTATACTTCCTGACTCACGCAAGTCTGAGAGCATGGGATTGCGGTTAGCACTTTCAAGCGCTCTGTTAAGTTGAGAAAGGGCAAGCACAGGTACTTCGTACTCCATTGCAATTGCTTTTAATGAACGAGAAATGTGGCTTACCTCTTGCACTCGTGAGTCATGCCCAGGTGAAGAGAGTAGTTGCAAGTAATCGACAACGATTAAACCAAGCTCTCCTTCCAATCTTTGCTTGGCAATGAATGATTCAATACTTTGCATGGTTGCTTGGTTGTCATCCTTGAATGTTATAGGCCAACCTTGCATTGCTTGCACTTGTGTCTCAAGTTTTTGCTTATGACCAGCATTGAGAAATCCCTTGCCTGTTGGTTTGCGCACGCCGCTTGCATTGGAGAGCAATCTACCAGCACACTCGCTTGCAGACATTTCCAAGCTTGCATAAGAAGCACGCAATCCACGCTTTGCAGTCTCATAGGTCATTTGTATGGCAAGTGCTGACTTCCCTACTCCTGGGCGTGCTGCAAGGACGTACAAACTACCTTTCTTGAATCCACCTCCAAGAATAGCATCTAACTTTTCCAATCCTGTTGGGATTGCTTGTGTACCACCTGCATCAACTTCAAGAAATTCTGCAAATGCTTCTTTACTTGCTGCACCACATGCAACCACACCCTTTCTTTGACTGAGTGACTTTGCAATGGTGTTTACAAATGTCTGAGAAATCTCTTCTGCTGGCTTGCTCTCTTTTAAATCATCATTGGCTTGCCATAAAGCACGCTCCACGGATCTTGTATTACGATGGTTTATTAAATATTCAATGTATCTTTCAATTCCACCACCACCATATTTCTCGCTAAGAAAAAGTATCTCATCTTTGAGATGTGCATGTTCAATGATCAAGTCTATCTCATTGCAGGGAGAAAGGCGCAAGCACGATTCAAATATCGTTCCACGATCCAAGCTACTAAAGTCATCCTTAGTAAGTGCTTCACCTGCTTGTGCAGTGGCTACTCCACTTTCATCATGCAGCATGGAAGAGAGAACTGCTTGCTCTGCTAACTCGTAATCAATCATCAGGGTGTTTCATGGTGACATCGAAATTTAATCCATGAGTTGAAACAGAATTATTTACCACGTTATCATACCCTCCATCATTCAACCATGAGTTTGGATGTTTTGCATAATTTCCTTTCTCGTGAAAATGTTGATTGTATTTATCTGCAACTATCTTTGGATCAAGCTCTGCAAGTTCATTCCAATTCAATCTGATAGTCTTTACAACACGTCTTGCAAATTGCTGGTTTTTACATACTTCCCAGAATGCTTGAAACCATGCATGAGTTTCCTCTTTTTTTGCATCCTTATTTTTTGTCTCTGTATTACAGTTCATTATATCTTTAGATATAATAATATTATCTACACGCGTGCGCACGCGAGGATTGTAAGACGGGGGTATTACATTGGCATTTTGCAAGGTAGGTGCAATGAACTGAGAAATTGCTGCTTTTACGACCTCAGATTTGTTCATTCCTGTAAGCTCGCAAAAGGTCATTAATCTTGCATTTGCAATCTCGTTTAATCGGAATGATGTGGAGTAACTTTTTGCTTTTTCTTTTTCTTCTTCTGTCATGTTTTTATCCTCCAATTATTGCTATTAAAAATGCAAATATCATGTAGATCCATAAGATTACCGCACTGATGAATGTTACTGCATATGTGATTCTTTGTGTTGTTGTTAGTTTTTTGTCGAAGTCCATTTTATGTACTAATTTGTAGGTTTTTGTAGTTTATTATGTTCTAGAATTTTAGCAGAATAGTCCTTTATCAAGTCAGTTTTTATCAAGTATGCTTTCTTTGGATGGGTATCTCCTTTGCCTGTGAACTGACGCAAGGGTGGATTTAATTCTACTATTAAGTTTTTAATTGCTTGTGGAGTAATGAATATAAACTCCGTTTTTGTATCGAAGATCCACCAATCTGCTGTGGTTGCCATCAACCCAGATCGCTTGCCATACATCTCCACTTCCACCACGAGGTTGCCTGAATAATGCGCCTTCCAATCCTGCTTTACTTCATATCCTTGCTTGGTATTGGCTAAGAAGAAATCAAAGCCTGAGAACTTGCCTGGTATGGGTATGGGCCTATGCCCTTGGGATTGGAAGAACGCAATTATTTCGGCCTCACGCAGCTTGCCAATAGATAGGCTGGTGTCAAACTCAGTCATTGACGCTCACTTCGACCCACGTCTCTTCTTCCTTGTAGGTTTTGACTTTCTCTTGACTGACTTCGAGGGTGATGCTTTTTGGGTCATCTTCAGGTATAATTTCCGAAGACCGAAGCGAATCGACAAGGTACTTGACTCCCCCAACGAGGTTATCCGGGTCGCAGATCCTGACCCTTCTGCTAATAATGCGGACTCGATGGCGAGCATCGCTGCCCGTTGCATTTCTCGCTTCTCCTTGACTCTTGCCCACCGATTCATACCCAGTAGTGTGTTCAATGAAGGGGTTCGTTTCTTCACGCACAGCGTTATTTTTTCTCCCTTTTCCATTGCTAGTTGGCATCTATGTTTCTTCCCACCAGGTTAATCTTGGCTGCCATTACAGGATCGCACTCAAGCATGTTCTCAATCGCTCGGCATGCATGGGAAATGTTACTATGATCTCGGTCGAAAACCTTGCCCAGCTCTTCAACCTTGTATCCTTGTTTGCGAGTATAGAAAATTGCACATTGACGCGCTAATGCAACATCCTGTGTACGCTTTCTGCTATTAATCTCTGCAACACTTACGCCAAGAGTCTTGGCGCACACCTCCTTGATGTCATCAATTGATACCATGCATTCCTTACTAGTATATATTGTAATGTCAGGATCACTTGGATTATTCATATCCTCACCTGCTAATGTAGCTACTAATTGCTTCATCGCTGCATGCAGTACCACAACCGCGCCTTCAAAGTTCTGCTGCTCAATATGAGCTTCAGCATAACCCAGCACTTTATCCATCTCGTTTAATTTTAGTCTATTAGCCATTCTGTTGAATCCCTTCCATCGGTTTTTAACCAGTTAGTAATTTCTCTTTTGTCCCATGCAAATCCACGTCCAAGGCGGCCTGTCATTCCATCCACGATGTAACAGGTAAATCCTTCATCCGCATGAAATTGATCAAGCGTGGTCTGCGATTTATAGCCCATAAGTTTCAATGCTTTTTTGCTAGTGATAAGGTATTTTTTTGCCCCTTGATTTCTTCCCATTACGCAGACTTCCTTTCATTTTCCCAACGAAGTGCGGTAGAAAATTCAGTCATGTCCACCATGTTACGATTGCCCACTTTTCGTTGTTCAAGTTTATGTTTCTTTACTACCTTGCAAACAAAGCTTCGACTCACTCTAAACTTATCTGCTATCTGAGTGATGCTCAGTCTGTTAGTTGTAAACAATCCACCAAGGTTTAGCGTTTTAATGTCATCTGTGTAGCCAGGCCATACATCTGTTGCTAGGCATTTACCATACAACTTGATTGCTTCAAGCACTCGTGGGATCTCCTTTTCAATATCGTTATTATCCAGAGCATAACATGCAGTTGCGTATGGCTCACTCTTCTCAACCACCAAGAATACAAATTGCTTGGGACGCTCGCCCATAGCTCGTAACCCTGTCATGTAAAACGCTGCTTGGAATGCATAACCAAATTGACGCACGCTCTTAGCAAATCCTTTCTCGCTTGCATCTAATGTAGTTTTAAGATCAAGCACCATTCCTGTCTCGCTATTATATAGGTCAGGACGAACCTTGCATGGCGTGCCATCGACCTCGAAGAATCCTGTATGCTCAACCTTACTTGCCGCATGATATAGCGTTTCCATCAACAATGGATGTTGGCGTGCAGATGCAGCTACTTCCATGCACATATTATAATCAGCCTCTGGTAACCAACGCTTATTTGGTTCTGCTTCTTCCATCTCGGCCATTGCATCTTTGTACGCTTTGGTTCTGCTAGAGTTACCATCAATCTCACTTGGCTTGCACCCAAATTCAACATCAACTAATGCAGGTTCTAATGCAGCAGTGTGTACTAAGCTACCATTCAGATGTGCAGGTGTGCTTGGACTTGGTTGTCCCATCGCATGCTTCACCTTCAGTGGGCAAGAGCCGAGCAAATTTCTTGCCCGGCTCGAACCCAACGCAGGGTCTGCATGATAGTCCTCGTTATTAATATTAGGACGTAGCATATCAATAAGGGACTTCGTCCTCGTCCTCCTCTGCT